CGGACTTGAAAATCTGGTGAACCAGGTGATTGTAAAAGACGAAAAAAGCATTTCCGAAACCCTTCGTGAAATCCGTGAAAAATGGGAAGTTGAGAATGTTTCAGGATTGGCAGGTACTCCAACGGGGCTGAATACTCTTGATGCCGCAACAGGTGGACTTGTAGACACCGATCTGATAGTTTTGGGTGCAAGGCCCGGACAAGGGAAAACGGCATTCCTAATGAGCCTAATTCAGTCCTACTGCAAGCGAGGTGTTCCAGTTGGAATGTTTAGTCTTGAAATGGGACAGATTCAATTGGTTCAAAGGTTGCTTTCTTTGGAATCGGATGTCTTTGCGTACAAAATCCGAAATGATAAATATGATACTTACGACCGTCAGAGGCTTTCGGATGCCTCGGTCAGAATTGATAATTGGCCTTTGTTCATCAATGATGAAGCCGGAATGACTTTGAGACGATTACGGACACGGGCGCACATCTGGAAGAAGCAACACGGCATCAAACTGCTCTGCGTTGATTACCTGCAATTGATGTCAAGTGACAACAAGAAAGGCAACCGTGAATCAGAGATCAGCGAGATTTCCAGAGGATTGAAGATTTTAGCTAAAGACCTACAAATTCCAATCATTGCACTTTCGCAATTGTCGAGAGCCGTTGAATCAAGGCCCGATAAGATGCCGCAATTGTCAGACCTGCGTGAGTCAGGTGCTATTGAACAGGACGCTGATTCGATCTGGTTTTTGATGCGACCGGGTTACTACTCGCAATTCAGAGATTCACCAACCACAACCGTTGAAGGATCGGAGTATTCAACTGAAGACCTCTGCATTCTTTCAATCGCTAAGTTCAGAGCAGGTGAAACCAAACTTTTGCCTTTAAAATGGAATTCAAACCTTATGAAATTTTCAGATTATGAAAGAACCACTTTCTAAAGATCAATGCAATCAGATTCAACCGTTCGTGAATGCGTTGCAGAATCGGATCAAAGATCAGACCTGCACCAAGATGGACATTTCAATTTTTATAACCCTGGTCAAAGACATTTTGAAAAATGATAAACCAGAACAAATCCGGTAACGGCAATTCAAAAGAAATCCGGTTGATTGAACAAATGATTGAATCGGTTATTCGCAAACGTGACCACCACTACGACAAGGCCAAAACACTATCAACGAAAAGCCAGATTAAAGAACACAAGGCCAATGCTGAATTTTATGATTGTCAGTTTTGGATGTTACGAGATTACAAACGATTAAAAACAAAAGAATTGAGCAATGCAACACTACCAAAAAAAGATTAAGAAAATGTCAGACTATCACGGGATGCGAAAATTGACCGCAACATTTAACGATGAACAAATGGACCGATTTCTTGCCGTATTCGGGCAAATGAACCGTTCAAAGCTGATTCGTGAAATTGTCATGAAAGCCGTTCGAGAAAAGGAATCGGAAATTAATTTGCAACAAAAAGAAATTGATGTTTAGTTTACAGGACGAAAAACAAAAAAGAAAATGGGACAAAGTAAACTGACGCTGCAAGTGCTGAGTGCATATTTGCCGTATGGGGTGAAAGTGTATGACACGATTTACCAAATGTCACGACCTTTGATTGGGCATTCTGTTCAACGGTTTATGACTCTTGGGATATTTCCCGAATCCGAAAAACTCCTCCTTCGACCGCTATCGGATTTGACGACGGAAATCGAACACAACGGGGAACGCTTTGTGCCGATTGAGAATCTGATTAAAGCAGATAACAAAGTAATTGTTTCAAATTATGTATCAGATGGCAGCAAAGCCATCACGATTACCATTACCTACAAGCTAATGGGCGACACTTTCACGGATTTTATTATCAATCGGAATACAGTTGATAACACGGATTACCGTTACGTTCAGCAACTTCTGGAATGGCATTTTGATTTGTTTTCTCTCCTCGACTCAGGCGACGCATTACCACTCACAGACAAGCTGATCGAATTAAACAGTAACAAATCATGAAAATTCTATTTGTAATTAACAATTCCCAATCAACAATGCTTCAATATGAGCATACGGGAACGCAATCAGCACCAGTAAGACGGGCTGTTGAAATTGAACTGACTGACGAGCAGATTCAAAAAATAGGCATTCGTCAGTTGGGGATGGATTGTGGTAAACCATATTTCGAAACAATTGAAACTGTTTCACTCACCGCCCCTCCAAGCGTTACTGGAGATGAAGGATGAAAGCAGAAATAGCAGCCTCAATCAGATCAACCGGAAAGTATAAATCGGTAAAAGTCTGGAAGATTGACGCATCGGACACAGACCCGTTCACAGGCAAAACAACTTTGTGGATTGAAGTCGAAGCGATTAAAGTACCACCTAAAAAACGAAGGAAGAAATGACACCATTCGACATATTTTGTTGGTCCGTTGTAGGACTGTTCACGATAATGGTTCTGGTCGTTTTTGTCTGGAATCTAAGAGACAAGAATAAGAATTAACAAATCAAACCGCCCCCAGCGTTTCTGGGGAATGAACAAGATGGCATTTACAAAAGGAAGACTAGGAATGATGATGATGATGTCAGAAATGATGTTTATGGGCATGGACGGTTTTGTTCGACAACGACATGAACCATCGCAAGAAAGTGATGATGATCGGAAAAGAAGACTCGCAAAAGCTGAAGAAAACCGGAAGAAGGCCAACGGTTTAAAAGAATTTCAATACCCACAAGGTGTAATTTTGGCCCTTAATAAAAAAAGTGCTGACAAGAAAGCAAAACGTAATAATTGGATATAACATGAAAGAATACATCATTCAAAACTCCGGACCCATACTTTTGGGAATCTGTATCGGGTTGCTAATTGCAATGTGCTTTACACTTGTTGAAAACATTATTACAAAAATTGCCATAATTCAAAACAAATGAAAAACCTCCTCACTCTCCTGATCCTGATCGCAGTATCGGAAAATTAGTTATCTTTGCATTGCTCGTCCGATATGAAAACCTCAAAAAACTTTGCCCCCTCTGTATTGCCAATTCCCGTTCGGGAGTCGGACGAGCCTTTACAGTCGGGGCAATTCTTTTTTATGGTTAATTTAGAAAACTTTGTTCCAATCCCTGAGTGGGAAAACTATCTGATCTCACAAGAAAATAATGGTCAGGTTTACAGCTTGAAGCGGAAGAGATTGTTAATCCCGCATATAGGCAATTCAGGGTATTTATGCGTTTCTATGCAAGAGACAAAAGAAAGACGAACTCTTGGCCGCATTCATTCATTAATGTGCCTTACCTTTCTGGATAGGGATTATTTGAAGAAAGGATTGGTTTGCAACCATATTGATGGGAATAAACTGAATAATACTCTTAGTAATTTTGAACTTATAGGCAGGGGTGAAAATATAACTCACGCAAGAGGGCTTGAATTAATTAAAACTCACGGGCCGCACAACGGCAATACAATCCTTAAAGAAAAAGACATTGAGTTTATTTTTAAGCATCATAAAATTTTAACACAAAAAGAATTGGCGAAAATGTTTGGGGTATCTGACTCTTGCATTCAAAGTATTCACGACAAAAGACACTGGACATACATAACAAAAAATCTATGAAAAAAATACTATTAGCATTCTTCCTAATCGGAGTATTAGCCGGATGCGACAGACAGACTCCAAAAGAGTCAGAACAACCAACCACCTCCCATTCAATGCAAGGGGATGAGGTTATTGGGCCTGATTCACTTGTTTCATTCGGTCGGGCAGCCGTTAACGAACCGAACTTTTGGGACTTGAATTATCGGTCCTACAAAGTCCTTCCTTACTATGTGGAAGTATCCTATTCGCTTTATGTAAAATGGAACAAAGACACGAATCTTGTAAAGGCCAATGTCCGAAAATTCTATGATAATTGTTCGGGCATTTTAGGGCCGATTACGGGGCTGAAATATCGGGTGGATGAAATATACATCTGGACAACGCCAGACCCGTATGAAGCCGGAACTTCATCAATATCCATACTTTACGCATGGTCGCCAACAGCCGTAAACAGAAAGCCAATGTTTCGGCATTTTATGAATAATAAAAACCTTGGTGGGGCGGCATATGTGAATGGCGGATTGGTTACTTCAGCAAAATACGGGGTAATTACTTTGGGCGGATGGAATCCATCTTCAAACATTGCCAATTATAGCTATGGAGAGTATTGCATCATGCATGAAAGTTTGCACACACTTGGCTTACGGCATTCGCAGTCGGATTGTGCTTGGCTAACTCAAACAGGCGAAAGGATTGGCCCTTTAGACCATTGCGGCCAATGTGAAAATAGTTCGGCTTGCCCACCATCAGCCGGATGCACCACATCTACTTTCGGGTCTGACGGTGGGATCATGAGTTACTGCCATATCTACGGACGGATGAAATGGAAATTGGAAGCACCGATTCTGGCGGTATTGCATAAGGCAATTTATTACGCAAGTCCGACCCTGACTGACTACATACCAACCACTCCACCACCAACACCCACCAACACATTCAGCATCGCAGGAACGCCTTACACGGGCTATACAAGGGTAGACACAGCAAAGGCAGTTGATGGCAATGAAACGACCCGATTCTTAACGACCGGAGCCACAACGCTGACATGGAACTTTTCACAACCCACGACACGGACGCAGGTTTATTTGAGTAGTGGGTTTGTCTCAGGTTCCACAATAGGAAGCCCGAACCAGACATTGACACTGACGGTTGACGGGGTTCCGGTAGACTTGGCGTTTGATAAGAAAGTGAAGTTCACAAAAGTGATCAATGCGACCGGTAAGCGATTTGTTTTGACGACGACGGGAACGGGGAATATTAGCAGGATTTTTGAAGTAAGTTTGAAATGAAACAGAACGAACAAAAAGCGCAAGAGTGGTATAAAGAGTGGGATTACTTTGTCAAGAATCCTGATGATGCAATTTCCTTTGCCGCCTTCTGTCTGGACAAAAGAGATATATTGCCGGAAGTAGAGGGAGAACGATGGGCATCATTGAATCATACATTGTTTGTCAATTTCTTGCATCTGCCCGAAGAGCATCAGATTCATTTGATGGAATCTATGTTAGTGAAAAGACCGAAGTTGAAAGAACTATTAAACGTCTCGAAAGGATGACAAATGAAGAAGTATTCGCCATGTATAAATCTGTTATAGAACAGAAGTTTTATGAAGAAGCAAAATCAAATATTTCATTTAATGAATGGCTTATTGAGCAGCTTTGGCAACATGAAAAGCGTGATTTTAAACTTGATTTATTAGCAAAAGAAATTGGAAACGACAATGAAACAGACCGCAGTTGATTGGTTGGTCAAAAAACTAAACCAAAAGATAGATTTTATCCCAATGCACAAATGGGATGAAATTGCAGATATTGTAAGCCAATCAAAGGCAATGGAGAAGGAGCAGATAGTTGAGGCTTATGTGGAAGGAGTATCAGATGAGGGTCGAAAGACAATTCACACAAGAACCAACGCAGAGCAATACTACGAAGATACATTTCAGGGGGTGGATGACTAAGACTACCCCAATAGAATGAAAGCATTGACGGCCCGGAAAGACGGGCAAAATGGTGGAGGGGCGTAATGAGGCAAGGTTGGCCGAGGCCCGTGTGATTGCTATTCCGGTTCGATTCCGGACTCCACCGCTTTTTTAGGGTTGAATATGGTAAAATGCCTCTTCCGTTGGTGGGGGCTTTTTTTATAGTACCCGTTTCGGATTTGGTCGGGCCTTCATTGGCCCTTTATTATGCCAGTATTGATTGCGTTTTGAGTAATCCGAATACTTGATCTGCCTTGCACATCCGAAAACAACCAGAACCAGGAGAACGCTAATCAGTAGTCTTTTCACGTTGTTGGGTTGGTTGTGATTCGATCCGGTTTCGTTTCTTAACCATATCCCAAAATCCGGTAATAAACTGACCGAGGACATAGATCAGGATGGTATCGGACTTGTCTATCTTTTCAAACTTGTAAAGCCAACCAACGCCCAACAGAAGCCCTGCCGTCATCAATGTGACAACGGCAAAGCTGATGCCTTCCATCCAACGTTGAAAGTTCATTAAAGACCAGGGAACAATCCCTTGATCAGTCCGCCAATGAACCGACCTCGTTTCTCTGCCCTTTCAGATTTAAATCCCTTTGATTCATGGACTGAATCCAGATACTGAACGCAGATAGCCAAATTCTGAATGCGACGATTAAGCGAATCATTGGCATTTGTCAGAACCTGAATCCTAACCGATTGAACCAACATAAGGGAATCAACCTTTCGATCGATCTTTGACCGTTTCTGGATGCCGGACTGGATTTGATGTTCAATTGCACCAAGGCCAATTGCGATGGCTACTAAAGCGATGATTACAAATTTCATAAAATTGATTTGAAGAAGTTTTTGATTTTCTGCCATAAAGATAAACGTCTTTCTCTGATCGCATCTGTTTTCAGGATTGGTTTGACGTTGGATTCCCATTCAGGCTTCTTCACATCTCGGAGTCGTTTGTAAGTATCCAGAGCCGCATTCAGACAACGCCAAAGCAACAGGATTAGCCAACCGTGAAAGAATAACCATGATTCAATTCCGGTGAAGACAAGTGAAACATCCGAGACTGAATACATGAATCGCATGGTCCAGTATGTCCCCTGATCACCAAGGGCATGAAATGTGTCCTGTTTTAGATTGCAGGTAAATGTTTCAATTATGTGCTTCATTACTTTGACCAAATAACATGAGAAGGTAGAGTAGGATCACAATCAACGTGAATCCATGACTTGTAAATGCCGATGCGGTTGAAACCTACTGCCTGAAGTGAACAAAGAATTCTGTACCCTTCCGTTCCTGATGAATACCCGATGTCAGCCGCCCAACCTTTTGTATGAGATGAATTCGGTTCACCACCGACCGCCTTGTTGTGTGCAACCGTCCGAAAGCCTGAATTGATCTTGAAAGGCAATCCGCATAATGCACGGGCCTTGTCAAGTTTGGTCAAAAAGTCCGGCTGCATTTGTGAACCAGAACCAGGGGCATCCTTCGAATCAAATTCCGAAAGAGTGAAATGTTTCATTTGTAGCATGGATGCAAATTTTACCCTAAAAATTGTGTAATCAAAACCAGTACATTTGTTGCAACATGAAAAAGATATTAATTGTAATGGCCTTCCTGTTGATGGGATCAGCACAGGCACAAAGGGTATTGGTTGCCGGAACATCTATTGACTATGGGCTAAAAGCCACACATCCCGATTCTGGATGGGTTCCACGTGTTGGATTAGCACTTGGTTGGCAGATAATCAACAAGGCAGTCCCGAATGCCACTTATCTGGATAGCACCAACTACAAGCTAATCCCACAACTTAGAAGCCAGAAAGGTGTGTATTTCGACATCATCATTCTCGGTGGTCCGACAAACGATGCGCAACCGCCATATAAGGGAGGCAATAAAGTCAGAAGGGCATATAAGAGGGTTCTGGATTCTGTCAATCTATGGTGGCCGAATGCGACCATCATTCACATGACACCCATTCCAAGCCGTCATCCAATTGTTCCACAGATAACCCTTGACACCCTGATAACTCCAATGGTCATTGCGAATCGGGAAGGCAATCTGATCTGCAACTTTGCACAATTGCCGCCATTCATTCTAAGCCCTGACCGACTGCACCCAAATGATCAGGGATACAGATACATGGCCAATGCCTTCATTCAATGGTGGACACAAGGACGGGATAATGATTACATCAAAGTACCTGCCGGACCGATTCAGCACTACCAAGAGTTCAATATTGGAGGATGTCGGTTCTGGAAGGCGATAAAAAGAGAGTGCGAAAGTGATTGAAAATCAAAGGGATAAAAATTATCTCAAATTTATTTTACATTTCTTTTCAAATATGTTTGCGGAATTAAAAGAAAGAAGTACTTTTGATCCCAACAAACAGCAACAAAAACAAAATGACACTTGCACAGACCATCAAATCAAACCCTTACTTAAACGTAAGCAATTGCACAGACGTTGCAGATTTAGAATCTGGAATGGATGCTTTAAGAGAATTAGATAAGAAGTTCGGAGATACCAACAAAACACTTCTGAAATTGTGGGGTAAATTTTTGGACAAGAAAAAACAACTTGAGAAATGATTATTCTATCAGCAGCCATATTGATTTCAATTATATGCTTTGCTTGCTATAAATGGGAATGCGGAAAATTAAAACATCAAACGAAGTAGCTTCATTATTTTAAATCAAACCGGGGCTTCGGCCCCTCATTTTCAAACAATCAAAAACAAAAAAAACATTAACACCTTCATTCCATTCATCGTAAAAATCAACCAGAACGCCAACACATTGGAAGTTCTTAAAACGGCCGGAGACAAAGCCTTCGGTAATCCAGAGGCCGCAATTAAATTCTTAGGCGGTCTGCCAGACGATTGTCAATGCATCTCATCCGCTAACTATCGCAATTACCGCAAAGCAGGATTCACCATTACAAGAACTGATTTAATCAAATAACAATCATGAAGCCATTAACCTTTACAGCCAAGCCAAACAATCCAGAGTTAGAATATTTAGTAATAAATAACCGTGGAGAAGTTCATTGCAGATTTCGATACAAAGATTTCAGTCATGATATTGACCCAATATTGTCTGCTGCTCATTCTGCTATTTACGTTGCTGAATTATTGAGTTTAGATGCTGAAAAACAACACAAAAAACTCTATCAAAATGCCTAAAGGAATCCCAAAAGACGGCCCTCGTAAAGCCGGATGCGGACGCAAGTCTGGAGAGCCAACCACGACAATCGCCTTCAGAGTTCCGGTTGTCTTCAAAGCCAGACTTCAACTGGCAATGCGAAACATGATTTTAGAACTGAAAAAACAAGACCCTCTTAATTGAGGGTTTTTTTATATTTGCGAAAATCAAAACCGCCATGTTGAAAAAAGGAAGTTCAGCTAAAACCATTTCATCCAACATTAAATCAGAGATGAAGTCCGGCAAACCGCAGAAGCAAGCGGTCGCAATCGCACTAAGCACGGCAGGTAAGGCCAAGAAGCCAAGCAAAAAGAAATAGTCAATTCAAATCATTTACCGTGAGAACGGCACTACTTAAATATAATTATGGCAATTCAATCTGTAAAGATTTCAGATGTAAAATCGAATCCAAATAATCCGAGGCTGATCAAAGATGACAAGTTCGCAAAGCTTGTCCAGTCCCTGAAAGACTTCCCAGAAATGGCAAATGTGCGTCCGATTGTAGTCAATCAGGACTTTGTTGTTTTAGGGGGTAATATGAGGATCAAAGCGATGAAAGAAGCCGGATGGAAACAAGTACCAATTGAAGTTGTTGATTGGTCAGAGCAGCAGCAAAAGGAGTTTATTATAAAAGATAATGTAGGATTCGGAGAGTGGGAATGGGATGTTCTCGCAAACGAATGGGATGCTGAAGATTTAGAAAAGTGGGGTTTGGATGTGCCTGGATTTGATTTAAGTCCAGATGATTTAGGAGAAGGCTTTTCATTGCCCGATGGAGACAAAGCACCATTCCAGCAAATGACATTTACTTTAGCAGATGAACAAGCGGTGCAAATACAAAACGCAATAAGCGACATAAAGGCAACAGATGAGTATAAGTTTGCCGAAACGATGGGAAACGAAAACAGCAACGGTAATGCACTTTATTTAATCGTAATGCAATGGGCAGAGCAAAAGAAATAATCGTTAAGGTAATACCTTCTAAAATCGCCAATGAGTTTGTAAAGAAACATCATTATAGCGGTAAGGTGGTTCAAAATAGTTCTTTGCATTTTGGTTGTTTTCTTGATGACAAATTGCACGGAGTTATGAGTTACGGTAGTCCATTGGATAAAAGAAAAGTTTTGCCATTAGTCCAACCATCTTTGTGGAATGAAATGTTAGAACTTAATCGTATGGCATTTGATGACTATTTACCAAAGTATTCTGAAAGCCGTTGTTTTTCAATAAGTGTAAAACTTTTAAAAAAGAATGCGCCACATATAAAATGGATTCTGTCTTTTAGTGATGGTACGCAATGTGGCGATGGTTCAATTTATAGAGCAAGTGGCTTCTTTTTGACAAGTATAAAAAAGAATGACCAAGTTTGGGAGATAGAGGGTATGAAAGTTACAGACACAAGTATTAGACCTGGAATAGGTAGCAGTAAAACCTTTAATAAAGTAGTTAGTAGAGTTTCTTTAACTAAAGGCGTAAATATATTAGATAATGGTTCTTCTTCAATGTCAAAATTTAAAGATTTAGGTTATAAGCCTCTTGATGGTTTTCAATTAAGATACATTTATTTAATTGACAAAACCTGCAAAATAACTGTTCCAATCCTACCATTCAGCAAAATAGATGAAATGGGAGCAGGGATGTATAAAGGGAAAAAAGTATCTTTGCAAGATCGAAAAACACAAGCGGCACTACCTCACAAGGGAGAGGGTCAGTCATTCCAGACTGAAGGGGCGTTCGATTCGACCGTGCCGCTCAATAATTCCGTAACTAATCCGTAATGCAATGGCAGGAACAAGACCCGGACGGAACGGAGGCACATTAAAATCTGGTGGAGCAACTGGAGGTGGCCGACCCAAAAAGATTCCTGAACTTCGGGAACTATTGGCCAATGTTTTAGGTGATGAAAAGGACGGCAAAACGGCTGCTGAAGCCATTTTGATGGCAATACGCAACAAGGCCATTAAAGGCGATGTAAGGGCTGCTGAACTGCTTTTGGACAGGGCTTACGGTAAAGCAGCTCAACCGATTGAAACACCGACAAATCTAACCGTCACCATTTCCGGCCCTATCCCACCATCTGAATAAGTCCTGATGTGCTAACATTGCAGCCGGACGGGATTAGCCTATGCGATATAAACCTTATCAATGAACTATAATTTTGAACGTCAATTTTGGCTTAAATGGTACTGGCCCTTCATCGAGACTCTCTACACAAAGGAAGGACACTACGGGACAAGGCAATCAGCCAAAAGC